GACTTGTCATGAGCCGCAAAGCCAGCATCACCCTACACATCCAAGACGACTACCTGGCTGGTGTCGTCGTGGCCACTAATATGGCCGCCCCCAGCATTGGCCGCACCGTCACCCCTGCAGAGTCGCTGGCCACCGACTTGCTGCGCACCTGCACCCGCCAGGCCGACCAGGTGCACTACCAACAACAAGGCGTCAACGGCGTGGCACAGCGCACGTTTTTGGCCCGCCTGCTCGACATGGAAGACCTGGGCCACGCCGTCACTGCGGAAGTGCGCGACGGTGCCCGTGTTGCCCTGGGTATCGCCCCAGCTGAGCAAGCCCGCTACACCTGCAGCATGGGCGTTGACATCGATGCTGCGCATGCGCTGCGCGCTGGGGCTGCGCTGTGAGCAAGTTGCGCGTCTACGTCTGCGCCCCCATGTCGGGGCTGCCGCATCTCAACATTCCAGCCATCCAGGCTGCGACCACCAAGCTGCGCGCGCTGGGTTACGAAGTCGTTTCACCAGCAGAAATCAACGCCGGGCAAAACCCCGATCAATCAGCCATGACGCCCCTGCGCAAGCGCGCGATCTGGATGCACTGCATGCGCAAATGCATCCCAGAGCTGATCACCTGCGACTGGCTTGTCGCCCTGCCCGGCTACGACTTCAGCGAAGGCTGCGGCGTAGAGATCACCCTGGCCATGGGCCTGGGCATCCGCTGCGAAGCGCTGGAGGACTTTCTGGCAAGCCCACCCGCACCCCACCACCCCATCACTACCGAGGCCCACGCATGAGCACCACCTACACCCCACAAGCCGACAGCCTGGCAGCCCAGGTCTGCGCATTCTTGATGCGCAACCCCGACGAAGAGCTGACAGTCGAAGACATTGCCCAAAAGTTCGACACCAACCTTAAAAACGTCCACACCCAGCTGGCCAGGGCTGTTGACGCTGACTTGCTGGTCCGCAGCCGCAGCGAAGACGGCGAATACCTCTACACCAAGGGCCAAGAACTCAAGGAAAACACCGTTTGCCCAGACCAGGCCCCCGCCAAGGCCAGCAGCGCCAGCATTGCCAAAATTTACGCCGGCCAGGTGATACCCGACCCGGCACAGGTGCCGATCGACACGGACCCCGCCCTGCTGCCTAAGGCCATCATGCGTCCAGCGGCCATTGACTGGCTGGTGCTGCTCAAACGCCTGGGCGTAGGCCACAGCGCCCAACTGCCCCAGCGTGCGCGCTACGTGGTCAGCACCGCTATTACGCAGGCCCACAAGCAAGGCCTGGGCAAGTTCAAGACCGCCACCGATCCGGGCGGCAATACCTTTCGGGTAGGGAGGGTTTCGTAATGGCCCCCAAAAAACCCAAACCCGCCACCGACAGCATCATCGGCCGCCGTGTGCGCATCAACACCGATGCCACCTACGCCAACGGCAACACCCACGCCTGGGCAGGCTTCACCGGCACGGTGCGCGTGCACAACGGCCGCAGCGTCTACCAGGTCGAGATGGAAGACGGCCAGGCGATCGAGGTGTTTCCGCTCGACAGCTTCTCGCTGTTGCACGATGCGCATGTTGATGGGCAGGCTGATGGGGGTGTTGATGCCAGTGCCGGGGCAGACCAGCTGGCAACACCTACCCAAGCTGCAGCCGCTACCGACAGCCCCGCCAAGCCCACCAAACCCGCCCGCAAGCCGAAGACCACCCAGGCCGAGGCACAGGCGCAAATTGCAGCCGCCATGCAAGCTGCAGAGTCAGGGGCCCCAGCATGAGCCGCCGCCACTTCTTTGCGCAGCAGCCCGTGTACCGGCATCGCCCAGTCCACGCCGACCCAGTCTCGCTGGCCATTGTGCGCGCCTCGCTGATCATGCCCGCCGAGGTGGCCACGGTGATGGCACCCATCCTCAAGAGCCACGTTGCGCTGCGTGAGGGACTGGGGACGCACTTTCACTGGGTAAATCTGGTGACCGCAGTCGAGATCGGCCTGGCACTGGAAGGTATCGGCGCATTGAAGGGCTCCAGGGCTACGCTGAAGTGCGCCGAAATGGCGCTCAAGATGATCTATGACCGCGCCATGCGCGACGACGGCACCTGGGTGCCTGTCACGCTGTACCCAGGCGAGCTGAGCGCATTGCTGAGCCTGGTGGAGACATTTCCGCAGCAGCTGAGCAAGGTGACGCATGGCGAATATAAACGCGCCGAAGCCCGCGCATCGCAGGGCGTGGTGGCTGCGGGTGGCAAGGTTTATGAGTGGAGGGCAAAGCAATGACGCCACACCCAGCCGCCACAAATCAACTGTATGTCTAAGTAGCCATTTGCAGATTAGCGAATTCTTTCAACCAACCAACGGAGCAACCATGCCCACAACCAATACACCCACGACCCAACAACACTGGCTCGAATCCGCAGGCGGCTATTTCAGCGGCATCATCATGCTGCACGGCACCCAGCACCGTGTGATCACCGCGCCCGCTGATCAGGGCCAATTCAAAGGCCAATGGCTGCCTGAATACGATGACGTGCCAGGCGCCCGCAGCTTCTTTGACAGCGCCGCCAATACCCGTGCCATGGCAGAAGCGGGCAGCGTCATTGCCCAGCGTGCCCTGGCCGCCAACATCAATGGCTTTACCGACTGGGTCATTCCCGCCCGCGACGTGCTGGAGGTGATGTACCGCGCCCACAAACCCACGACTGACAAAAACTGGATTTATCGCGGCGATAACCCCAGCAGCGTACCAGTGGGCTACCCCTACACAGCCGACGCGCCAGCACGCACTGCCGACAAGGATTTTCAAAAGGGCGGCGCCCAGGCCTTTTTGTCTGACTGGTATTGGTCCAGTACGCAGTCTTCTTCTGACGGCGCCTGGTTTCAGCACTTCAGACATGGGAACCAGAACGTCCTCAACAAGCACTTCGAGTTGCAAGTCAGGCTCGCCCGCTTGATTCCACTTTGATCCTTCAATCCTTTAATTCTTCACTCTGAAAGTACGTTCATGCGCTTGCACATCCAAAACGTTCATCTAAATTTTCAGGCCCAGCCGGTGATGGCTTCTGCGATCTTCAAAGCTTTTGCTGAGCAAGATAGACCCGCCGCGACAGATGGCCCAATAGCTGCGCCAGCCCTACCCCGCGTGGGTATGTATTGGCCCGAGCAAAAGGGCCGCTTCCTGGGCGTGATGCCAGGTCAAGATGGCCGCCCTGATTACGCCCTGATACTTCCACGGATCCCTGCAGCCGATCTCGGCAAACGCCCATGGGGTGAACGCGGTAAGGCCATTGACGGCGCTAACAGCGACTTTGACGGCATGCAAAACACCCAGGCCATGGCCGAAGCTGGCAACGCGCTGGCAAAGGAAATCCTGGCGCTAGAAGCGGATGGTTTCAATGATTACTTCCTGATGAGCCGCAACGAGCTGCGATTGGCCTACATCGCTGCCGCCGATGCCTTTGATAAAGATGAGTGGCACTGGTCCAGTACGCAGTCTTCTTCTCGCCACGCCTGGTTTCAGAACTTCAACGATGGGTACCAGGACGACGACAGCCTCAAGGGCACCGAGTTGCAAGTCAGGCTCGCCCGCTTGATTCCACTTTGATCCTTCAATCCTTTAATTCTTCACTCTGAAAGTACGTTCATGCGCTTGCACATCCAAAACGTTCATCTAAATTTTCAGGCCCAGCCGGTGATGGCTTCTGCGATCTTCAAAGCTTTTGCTGAGCAAGATAGACCCGCCGCGACAGATGGCCCAATAGCTGCGCCAGCCCTACCCCGCGTGGGTATGTATTGGCCCGAGCAAAAGGGCCGCTTCCTGGGCGTGATGCCAGGTCAAGATGGCCGCCCTGATTACGCCCTGATACTTCCACGGATCCCTGCAGCCGATCTCGGCAAACGCCCATGGGGTGAACGCGGTAAGGCCATTGACGGCGCTAACAGCGACTTTGACGGCATGCAAAACACCCAGGCCATGGCCGAAGCTGGCAACGCGCTGGCAAAGGAAATCCTGGCGCTAGAAGCGGATGGTTTCAATGATTACTTCCTGATGAGCCGCAACGAGCTGCGATTGGCCTACATCGCTGCCGCCGATGCCTTTGATAAAGATGAGTGGCACTGGTCCAGTACGCAGTCTTCTTCTCGCCACGCCTGGTTTCAGAACTTCAACGATGGGTACCAGGACGACGACAGCCTCAAGGGCACCGAGTTGCAAGTCAGGCTCGCCCGCAGATTGTTTCTTTAATCCTTTGATTCTTTGAATCATGGCCTTGCACACCGATTTACCCATCCACAAGACAGGCTGCCAGTTGCTGGCGCTGGCAATCAACTGGGCGACAAGATCACCAGCCATTGCATTGACATGCTCGACCTGATGGCAACAGGTAATAGCTACTTTGGCCTGCTTGGGCAGGCATCCCATAGCCACACAGACCGCACACGACTTGCCAGCGCAATGATCTTGCGTGCCCGCTGCACAGCCGCACCCACGCCGCCACGCTGCATGCCGAGCTGACGGGCTACCTCGGCTTGAGGGATACCCTCGACCAGCACCATGCGCAGCACGTCCCTGGTGCGGCCCTCTCGTGGATTTAGAAGCTCGAGCAGGGCATCAAGTTGGGCCAATGTCATTTGTTTCGCAGAATCCACTCATTTGCCTCACGCGCCAGACGTATCAATCGCTGCGCTAGATCATGTACCTGGACACCTCTGGCCAGCTCGTAGCGCTGGTATTCCTCAAGAGTCTCCGGGGCAGCATTGATGTCCGTGAACCCGTCGCCGCGCTCGACAATAAACTCAGCCCCGCTGATATGGCGGAGCCGACCATTGGGCAACCGGGACCAAGCCCGGTGCCAGTTTTTATTTTTGCTGGTCATCAATAAAACAAAAATCGCAAGGAAAGCGAATGGCCGTCCACAATGATGGCCGTTTCCACCTTGGTTTTCCCAATGCGAATTTGGACATCACGGGTCGCGCCCACAGCCAGAGCCACGGCACCGCGCATGCCTTCGACAGCTTCGCCGCGCTGCCACGTGGCTTTTGCCGTACCCATAAATGTGCGGACCCAGGCCCTCAGTGACTCGGAGCGGATCAGTGCATCTACGATTTGGCCGGTGGTGATGGTTGCGTTGGTCATTTGAAAACTCCTCAGAGTGCCCGCTGCCCTTGGGTGTGGGGGACTTGCCTAATTGCCTGTCCATGTAGCGGATTGTAATCCTATTTAGAATTACGTCAAGCATTTAAATTATTTTTTAGGTAGTTTCCCCTGGCAGCTTGCCCAGCCTTAAACGCAGCCTCCAACGCCGCCTTGATGCTGCTGCCCCCAGGTCATAGAAATCGAGGCGGTCGCTATTGCGGCTGGCCAGGGTGCTGTTGGCGCAGCAACCTGGTCGCCTTGTTCTTTTTGGTGGAATGCGGTCAGGGTGTAGTCTTTTTGAAACGGCTTGCACCCCCAATCCGCACGCCAGCCCACAGTATCCAGGACCGCCAGCCCGAGATGCCTGACACCTGGGCGGCTTCTTTGAAGATCGCATCAGCCATGCTGCGGGGCACCTTACCTGTGGAATATAAGTAATCGTGCACCACTGCGGCTGCGTGTGCCGTATCGCCCACGGCTTCATAGACCAGGGGGATGCGGGGGACGCTGGCAAAGTCGGTAGTGAATCCGGTGGGCACAGAAATGATGGTGCTGGCAACGTCAGACTGGTACACCAGCGCGGTGGTCAGGCGCCATTGGCCACGGCCATCGTTCGCAGCGTCATCCAGCTCTTCGACCGTCAGTCGGCTTAAAAACTTGCTCATGGCGTGTCCCACAGGTTGAGTTTGTGTGCGGTGATCACTTGCGCGATCTTTTGGGCGTAGGCCGGGTCTGTGGCGTATCCGGCCTTGGCCACGGCCTGGGCAAAGGTGATGCCGGTCTTGCACGCAAAGGCGGGCTTGTAGCGCGGGTCTTTGCCTATGAAAGCAAAGCGATTTTGCATCACCTTACGCCAAACCTTACGCCTATGTTTGCGCTGTACGCTGCGCCAGCAGTTCAAACTTCTGCGCGCTCCCATTGGTCGTGCCGTACCAGTAGCCCAGCACTAGCATGGCAATGGTGTCCATCAGTCCCAGCACTCGACCCAACACCAGTGGATCAGTATTTTCTGGGTAGCCAATGAACAAAACAGACAGCTCGCAACCCAACGAGATGGTCAGCAGCAGCACGGATAGCCAGAATAGGTGTTTTTGCGTTCCACCGGCAACATTGGCTTTGCGCGCACTGTCGCGGTCTTGAAACGCCAGATCGGCGTATTTGAACCCGCGCTCTTTTTCGTTGTTCTGGTATTCCAGCTCCAGCTTCTTTAGCTCGCCAATTTGCTCTGGCGTGAGGCTTGCAGATTGGATCACATTGGCGATCTTGTCTTGGGTGGCTTCGCTTACCCCCAGGACATTGCCCAAGGCCGACACAGCGACACCCCCTAACGGACCCAGCAAGGCTGTGGCCACGGTAGGCGCGATAGATTTGAGTACAGATGTCCAGTCCATGATCAGTTGTCCTCTGTTGCGTATTCAAGGTCTCTGGCTGCACGCATAGCCCAGCCCTTGCCAAAGCTTGGCCAACTGCTGAGAGATGCCCAAAACCGCAGGCGCTGGGCCATGAAACGCATCAGCACATCATTGACATCTGCGCTGGCCAGGGCGCGCTTGCTGATGGGGCCAAAGACGCCATCGTCGGCCACGCCCAATGCCGCCTGCAGCTTGCGAATCGCTGTGCTGATGCCGCTGTTGACCGCAAAGTCAAACACCTGGAATACGATTGCTGGGTGAGCATCAGTGCCGATCTGGTCCCAAAAATCGCGCTTGTAGATGGTCTTAGCTTGGTCGCGGGTCAAGTGCTTGATGTCAATATTGGGGTAGCTGCGCTTGCTGATGCCCCAATTGGTTTCACCCCCAGGGTCAGCGGGATTGCAGACGTATCCACCCTCATTGCCGATCAGGCGGTCAAAGGCTTGGTCAAAAGTCAGCATGGTTAAGCCCCCTCTCCATTGCGGCGACGATCTTGCTGAAACTGAGTTTTGAGCGCATCCCACGGCGCTTCATTCGGCCATCGCTTGCGGGTGATCCAAATGTTAGGTTTCACAACAGCCCCTCCTGCACGCATTCGCGCGGGGGTTCGGGCGGTAGTAGCGTGCCCTGCGCCTGGGCGCGACTGATGCGCTCGCAGGCGATGTCGAAATACTTGCGCTCGCGCTCGATGCCGGTGAACGCCTTGCCAAGCTGCGCGCACGCTACGCCAGTTGTCCCGCTGCCCATGAACGGGTTTAGCACCGTCTGCGCCTTGTCGGCAAAGTCCAAGCACCACGCCATCACCTGCACAGGCTTCTGTGTAGGGTGTACCGCGCCATCCTGCGCAATAGCCGCCCGGTTCAGCGTCATGGAGCGCAGCGCCTTGTCCAGCGTGCTGTACGCCAGTTCGCAGTCGCTCTGGCTGATCCGCTGCCCCTTGTCCCACACCAGCCACCCCATGCTTGGCCTCAGGTGCTGCGGGTAGTAGTTGGCGCCCCAAATAATCAGGTTCGCGGCCTTCTCGTGCATCAACCCGAACAGCCACGCGGGCGGTGCGTCAGCGTCCCAGCCCATGAACTCATAGCCCTTGTGCCCGCCGTGGCTGCTGGTGCTCGGTGGCTTGCCGTCGCGGCCAATCCCATAGGGCGGGTCCGTCAGCAGCAAGTCGTGCACGGGCAGCAGCGGCAGCACCTCGCGGCAGTCTCCGTGCCACAGTTCCGCGTTCCCGATCACTACTTTCTCAGCCACTTCAACTCCTTCACGCTTCGGACACAGTGAAACCTAACTAGTCGCTCAAGCGGAGCGCCTACGGCGCCCGCTTAGCTCGAATGTTGTGCGTCAAAATCCGCCATGCAGCCGCCACCACTCCTGGAACTTGCCCATTGCCAAGGGCTTTAAGTCTGTCCACCCTGTTGGCCACCCCATGAGCCACTCGACCCAAGGCGGGTTCAGTTGCCCATGCGGCATGTGTCGCCCGTCTGCTTTTTCTTCGCGGGCTACCGCAAAGCTCAAAGAGTCCTGCTTCGCTACTCCGTCCCATTTAATTGCTGTCTCCATCGTGCAACTCGCATCGCGAGGGCTGTGTGTTGGTGTTGGCCAAAATCCAGATTCGTTCGCGCTTGTGGTTTGCGCCAATGGCATTCGCTCCCAGCACTCCCCATTCCGCATCGAACCCCATCGCGGCCAAGTCTCCAAGCACGGTTCCGAGTCCGCGAAGAGTGAGCATTGGGGAGTTTTCCACGAGCACGAAACGGGGTCGTACTTCGCCAATAATCCTTGCCATTTCCCGCCATAGGCCGGAGCGCTCGCCGGCAAGTCCTGCGCCATTTCCGGCAATCGAAATGTCCTGGCATGGGAAGCCTCCAGAAACCACGTCAACAATTCCGCGCCAAGGTCTTCCATCAAAGGTCTGCACGTCATCCCACACGGGGAACGGCGAAAGAATTCCATCGTTCTGTCGCTGGCACAGAACAGCAATGGCGTAGGGCTGCCACTCAACGGCGCACACGGTGCGCCAGCCGAGCAATTTACCGCCGAGTATTCCTCCACCAGCGCCTGCGAAAAGTGCCAACTCATTCATTCTTCCTCCGTATCACCATTTGACGCACAATGCGTTAGCCGCCACCAGCATCGGCCAGTGGCGGGCCATAAACTTAAAACGTGGTCGGTTGTGCAACGCCACGGATTGCCCACATGAAGCCCTGTTGCAGGTTTGTCTTGCCAAGTGCAACTGCGCGCTTGTCCGTGCTTTCGTTCGCCATCAGCTTGTCGATGTAGGCACCGCACTGTTCAGCCAGTGCCTTGCCTTCGTTCATCAGGTCGATTTCCTCTTGAGAGAGGTCGCGGTAGCCTTTAATCTTCTCGTGCTGGTCTTTCATGGTGGTCCTTTCATGTTGTGCCGCGTTTTCAGCGGGTCGCGGCTAACCCGTCATTCCAGCCGACCGCCGCGAGCGGCGTCGGCTGAATTCATGCGTTATGCGTCAATTCCCGCTGAATGCGCTCACGCAGTTCGTGGGGGATTGTCAGATATTGCTCAACATCCCACGCCTTCAGGTCGGCCAGCAGGTCGCGCAGCCGTTCGTTCTCTCGGTGCAATTCGAGTATGTCGGCCTTGGCGTCGGCAAATGCGAAGGTTCGTGCTACATCGCTTTGTTCGGTCGCCATCGCTTCCGGCTGGCATCCACTCCATTGCTCAATCGTTCGATTCATTTGTTCCAGCCTCCATCTTCTGTGTTTCCAGCAAGCGCCGGGCTTGCTCACCTTGTTTTTGCAGCCAATCCACGAGCAACGCATAACACGTCAGTCAACCGGACGTGCCGCAAGCGGCCCGCCGGTTACTTCGGCGTTATGCCTTGCAATACGCCGGCCGCTCAGACGGGCCTTTCCCTGCCTCCGCAATCACCTGCGGCGTCCACTCAAACTCTGGCCTTGCCATCACCGGCGTCTCGTCTGTGATGCGCAGGCGTGCGATGTCAAACCACTGCGATTCACGCAGTTTTCCGTCTGCGTCCGCGCCTGGATTCACCACCGCTTGGATGCAGCCGTACAGGTCAAACCCGACCGTCGCCACCACTCCCTTGAAACCAGTTACGCGGTCTTCTACCCGCATACCGAGAAAGTCCAAATGCTTTTTCAGGTTCACCATTTCTGTTTCCTTTCGTTGTAGTTACGCCAGGCATAACCCGGCAGTCGAGCTGACCTGCGCGAAAAGCCGCGCAGTCAGCTCACTTTTGCGTCGCACGCCTCTTTGGCGGCTCTCTATGCATGACATAGTGGTCGGGCACGCGCACGCGCCAGTACATGGCTGTGACAGCCTGCACTACGGCAATGCCAATCAGCGCAAGTACGGTGGATGGATGCGCAGGCAGCACGCAAGCTGCCACGGCCAAGATGATGGATATGGTGGCTAGCAGCGCGAAGGCGTGTCGTACAGCTGGCACGGTGTTGTTATCGGTCTTGCGCAGACGGCAAAAACTGGTGAAGGCCAGATACCCAGCGAGCGCAAATTGGGAAAGTTCAAGCATCTTGCCCTCCTTTCACGCCCAGCAAGCGGGCTCTGATCGCAGGCCAGGCGAGACCACTGAGCGTGTCCCACTTCCAGCCGATCAGGTAGGCTGCAATGCCTGTCACAAACTCTATCGGGAGCTGGATGTAGTAGACGACGATGTGTGTAGCGGGCGCTGTAAACAGCAGCGCGGTAAACGCAACTCGTAGCAAGAACAGGCCATCGTGCACGATGGTTTGCCCGCTCTTGCGTGCTGACAGCGCTGTGAACGCCCCCAAGACGGCCCCAAACAAGACATAAACATATGGCCCAGCCACAGGCCCGGCTAGCATGACAATGAGCCCCAGCAAGCCGACGCTGGGCGCGACAGCGGTTGGCTCGGTCATCATGCCCCTTTGGTCTTTGTGAGGTTCCATGCGCCAACAATGGGCGGGCGGCCAGCTTCTTTGAGAATCTGGTTTCGGCTGGCATACAGCGCGATCTGCTCCCGCGCTGCGCTGACGTGGCTAAAGTAGTACGGCCCGGTACCCGACGCCTCCCATGCTTCGCCAATCGTCCCAGGCCCCACAATATTGGGCTGGAGCGCTTGCCAGGCCAAAAAACGCTTCTCTTCAGCCGTCAGTGACTTGGGGTTGACGTACCACGCCGGGTGGGCGGCCATGTTGGTTTGGACAAGGGTTTTCATCGATCACACTTTCTTGATGGAATGCCATGGCTCACCTGCGTGGTAGCCACTGACTGAGTGCCAGACGTAAGGGAGGCCAAAGAAGTGCATGACCATGCTTTGCCGGTTGTCCAGGATCAAGCCATTGCTTTCCGCCACGCAATGCCATTCCCCCGTCTCGACCTGGCACAGCACATAGCGGCCAGGCAGGCCAGCGGCGCGCAGATGCCCGACGCACCAGGCGGCAAAGTCGTCGCAATCGCCATGAATCTCGCCCGTTCTGGCTTCGGCCCGCTCCAGCTCAGTCAGGCAGGCCCAGTACTCTGCCCTGCCAAAGCATTGCTGATCGCTCAGGTAATGGAACTGCACCTTGGCAGCGGCAAAGATGCTGTTAACAGTCGTGGCCACGGGTTCGCGCCTCTGTGCAGCCATGTGGGGGTGGAACCTCGGGGCCCAACTCAAACTGGGCAGCAGCGCACCCAGCCAGCAGCGCAGCAAATAGCACGGCGCGGATCATGGCAGCACCTCGGGCATGGGGTCGGCAGGCTGCTCGGCGATGGGCGCCGGGTGACGCAGCGCCAGCAGATCAAGCACCGCCTGCGGCGCGCCATCAATCACGGCCTGGGCGGCTGCGCGCTCAGCGGTGTCTGCCTGAATCGCGGGGTTGGGCACCTCCACCTGATTGGCATCCAGGCCAGCCGATTGCATGACGGTGGCGGGGCCATCAAACGGTGGCCGCGCCAGGCGGGCCTGGGCGGCTTCGTAGGCCATTGCCTGGCTGAGCAAAGCCATATCGGCGCGGGCTTGCCGCCCAGCATCAGCAGCGGCTTCGGTCACTGTCTTGACCAGGATGATTTCGCCCATTTCCGACGCTGTTGCTGCGCGCATCTGCGCGATATGGCCCAGCATGATCGTGCGCAGTTCGTCCTGGCGCTCGACGCTGACAACGCCCGCAACAATGGACCTGACTCGATTGTCAATGTCGGCGTCTGACCACACGTCATTGGCCAGCAGATTGATGAATCTGGGGATGCTGATGGTGGTCATGATTTAGGCCCTCACGCACATGACAGAAACCCACACCGTGTTACCCGGTGCAGTACCGAACGTGACCGTTTCACGGAAACCGTCAGTCGATACCGTGTAGTCCTTGGTTGACCCCTGGCGCTTCAATGTGCCAGCGGAGTACACAGCTTTGACCGTGTAGCCCTGCTGGACAGTGAAGGCGGTTTGACTGGTCACGGCATCGAAGTCGAAGAACACGGGCTCCTTGCCCAGCGCTCGCCTTGCCTCCGCTCGTCGTCTGATCTCGTCGCGCAGCAGGAATGCAGGTTGGTAGAGCTTGCCGGAGCTTGCCCCGCCGACCAGCACAGCGCCCTGCCCTGCGCTGATGGAGGTGACAGCGCCCACGGTTGTGACTTCTGAGTCAACGCGCAGCAGATCGCGGAAGCCAGTGCGGCCCCAGCTTGTGCCAGCGTGCCAGGTGTCGGTTTCCTCGTCATAGGTCAAGGCTGTGACTGCGTTGGATGACCCGGCCAAGGTGCATTGCGCGCCAGCAGCAAACAGGGGCTTTTCTGTGCGGTAGATATAGGCGATCTGGTCTGCGCTGGGGGCGGTGGCGCCGATGCGCCAGAGGGCCATTGAGCCAACGAATGGATATGAGGCAGTGTGATTTACTCCCAGGCGCAGCAAGGCCGTGGCGTTAGCCATTGTCAGTGACGGCGACGCGGCCGATGCGACTTGAATCCCGTTGATATATAGGTAACACGTATTGCCGGAACGGATGACGGCTACCAACGCCCAGGCATTGACAACAAGAGCGCCCGCACTCAAATTGATCGTCCCGGTCCCATCAGTTACCGCAACATTGACCACACCAGTTGTAGCGGCAACATAGGCATAGATGCGCGAACCTGTTGCATCACTGTTCTGCCTTCCAAAAAGGTATCCCAATCCAGCCAGAGAACTGGGGTTCACCCACCCCATCACACAGTAGTCACCCGTCCCAAAATCAAGATCAGCGCTGTAGGCTTCTTCGAGGTAGTTGCTTGCGCTGAAACCTGAGTAAGCCACCAAGGCAGCACCAGCGGCCACGGAGGTTTTGGTCAGGGTGCCGACAACGGTGATGGGCTTAGCTTTGACTGAGCGGTCGGGTTCGGCAAGCTTGCAGCTGATGTTGTCGAATGCGTTGGTCGCGCCAGAATCATTCCTATTACCTGCAACGATATAAGTCGTCGTCGCAGCAGCCACAAACGAGAATGAATATGCCCCCGAGGCGTTGACGTTAATTGCAGCGCCACCAACAGACGTTGGAACTGCAACAGAAGTTTCCACACGGGCGTATCCACCACCAAAAACAATGTCTGCGGAGACTCGATAAGTTTTACCAACTATTGTTGGGATTGCCTGGTAAATAATCCCGTTTGTTGCCCCATTATTTGTGATGCTGACACTTCCAGCAGACACAGAAACTGTGGGCGAATTTCCTGCGGTCCATCCGCTTGTGTCTGTCGTAAACGTACCATTTGTGACAAGCTCACCCGACCCCACCACAGTCTCAGCCACGGTATCAGCCAGCCAGGAGCGCTTGATGTCGCCCACCATCCAGCCGGTGGCGTAGTCTTTGGTGATGTAGGACACCATGCCTTTGGTGGGCGCTGCGGGGTTATCCCGGAACAGCATCATCCCGACTGGGAAGCTAGCCGCCGCGCCATACCGCTGCCCCACCGTCTTAACAGTTGGCCCCATGCCGACAATCGTGGCAGGTACTGATTGGGTCGAATACTGTTTGATTGCCGAGAAGGAGGCCGAAAGCGTTCCTACGGGGGGGTACTCGCAAATATTTCCGCTATCCCACCCAACCGCCCATAGACGCCCTTTGGAATCAATACTCGCGCCGTACATTCGATCTGTCGTAGCTGCGCTATTCACCACTGACCCATCATGCTTGATCACGGACACGCCGCCACCCGTTGCGACTGCGATGGTGGGCACAGCCAGGCCTGTCAATGGGTCAATGGGGGCGTCTGGGAGGACCGTCATCGCAACGGCATTGATCCCTCGATTGACGATGCCTACAGTCGTCCCTGATACGTAGTCACTTACTGAAACATTGCGATTTGCAACAGTGCAACGGTTGTATTCGGTAGTTGACGAAATCCTAAGGAAAGTGCTGTCATTGCCAAAGTCGATGTGACCAAGGCCACCGGATGCAGTGCTGACGCCAACCACAACTTGGCCATTTCCCGCTGCAATGCAGGTGATGGCGGTTACGCCGCCACCTGAATACACAGCCCTGCCGTTCGCTGCGACAAACACCATCCACATAGGGCAACCAGGAGCACTTGCGTCATAGATCGCCACACGGGCCGACTCCGCAACGATCAAGGCCAGGGCGGGGAATTCGCGGGCGTTGCCCCGGAACACCTCGGCAACAGTGGGGCTTGACGCACCCAGCGTGTAAAACTTTTTGTCTGTGGTGTTCTGGAAGTAATCACCCGCAACGGCACCAGCGGTAGCCCAGGCAGCGGCTGCGGTGGCTTTCTGGCCCAGCCATTTGCCTGTCTGGATGGTCTCTGTGTACCAGGATTTATCGGTGCACCGCTTGCGCCATTGCCCACCGTCAGAGTCTTTGTTCGTGTCGTAAAGAAACGAGGCAACCACGGCACCGCTGTGCACGCTCTGACTGATCGCAGCCAGGGATTCAGCAGGGGCTGTGGCGCTGCCCCAGGCGGCAATGGCGGCATCGCTGGCGGCTACGGCTGATGCACTGGCCGTGGTAGCAGTGCTGGCGCTTGAGGCGGCAGCAGCGGCATTGGTGGCTGTGGCTGCGACATTGCCTGCTGCACCTGTTGCGCTGTTTGCTGCGCTGGTGGCACTGGTAGCGGCGTTTGAAGCTTGTGCGGTGGCCGTTGATGCACTGGTGGCAGCGCCGGTGGCTTGCGTAGTGGCCGTGGCCGCGCTGGTGCTGGCCGATGTGGCTGAGCTTGCGGCGGCGGTGGCGCTGCTGGCGGCATTGGTGGCCGATGTGCTTGCGCTGGTGGCGCTGTTAGCTGCGTTGGCCTCGTTGGTGGCGGAGGCGTTTTTGCTGGCCAGGGCGGCTGCGGCAGAGGCAGCGGCAGCGGTGGCGCTTGAATCTGAGGCGCTGGCCTGGGCCGTGGCTGTGCTTGCGCTGGATGCGGCAGAGGTGGCCGACGATGCTGCGCCGGTGGCGCTATTGGCTGCGGCGGTTGCTGACCCTGCGGAAGCGCTGGCGCTTGCGGCGGCGTTGGTGGCCTGCGTGGTCACAAGCGCCAGCGCGCCCTGCGCGGCGGCCAGCGCTTGCTGTGCGGCGTCGATGGGCGGGTAAGGCTCTTCGGTCAGGATTTGGTGCAGGTTGCAGGCGCTGTTGGGCACCGATACCGTTTTGCTAAGGATCAGCTCGCCGGTGCCTGGGCGGGTGACGGTGACTTGGTACATGGACCCATTGGCGCCGAGGGCATTGGGCCAGAGCTGCAGCACGGCGGTGCCGGTGGCGTCTGCGGTGGTGGTGACGCTTGCGGGCACCACAAAGCCGCCATAAATCTCGGCCTTGGTGAGCTTGGCCTTGACGATGGCGCTGGCAACGGGGGTGCCATTTTGATCGACGGCGATGCAGGTGACGTTGACGAGGGGGAGTGACATGGGCAGTCCTTGAGGTCAGCAATTTGGCTGTTTAGGCCGGGGCCTCTTCGGCCTGGATGGGGGCGCTGAGGATCTGCGCGGCACGGCCTGCTGCGATGACGCCTGCAGCCTCCAACGCCTGCAGGCCTGCGATGACGTCGGCATCGGTGACGTGCACGGCCAGGCCGCTGTTGAGCAGGTCCATGTAGTCGTACACCTGCGCATTGGCCTGGGCGGCTGCGCGGATGGCAATGCGCTCGGTTGACGTAAAGCGGCGCTTGAAGGCCACGGCGGTGATGCGGGTTTGAGGTGGCGGCACAAACGGGGCCAGCTCGGCATTTGGCACGGTGATGGTGGCGCCGCCGATGTGGGTGGTGATGGTGGTCATGCGTTGGTTTCTCCGTGGTAGTGCAGGGTTTGCACGCTGCTGGCGCTGGAGCTGGAGACCTCGACCAGGAAGGAGGCGTCGAAGGTGATGGGCTGCAGGGCGAGCATCCAGTCGCCGCTGGTTTGCGCGGCGGCTGTGCCGATGGCACACATGCCGTAGCCGTTGCCGCTGGTGCCGCTTTTGTCGAAAATGACGACGCCGTCCAGCGTGATCTTGATGCGGTTGGTGGGGGTGCCGCTGGCAATGCCCTCGGTGACGGCAAGCCAGTTGATTTTGCCGCGCCCGGTGATGGACAGGGCGGTTTTGAGGGTGTTGGCGGTGAGCGCGCCAACGGCGGCAGAGATGCAGCCCAGCATGCTGGGCACCGCGTAGAGGTATTGCGTTTGGGCGGGGTTGTTGAGCAAGGCGGTGACCTTGCGGGGGCCGCCAAGCACGGCGCCGATGGGGGTAGTCATTTAAGCAGTCCTCCAGCCCTTGGCGGGCGAAATGAATTTGAGGCCAAAACCGATGGCGGGTGAGGTGGTGAAGACGCCGCTGATGCCGCCAATGGGGTAGGCGCCAGGGTCAACGGTGTTGTCTGTGCGGCCGTTCTCCGGGTCGATGTAGATGTAGTCATCTGTCACCGGGGACGTGGGCAGGGTGATGGCAATGGCGCCGGCGTATTCGAGCACCGCGTGGTCGCCCGCTGCCAGCGTGGCGCTGGCGGTGGTGATCTCGCGGACGATGGTGGCGCTGAGCTTGATGGCGGCCCAGCTGGCGCTGCTGCCTGGCACGGCGGCGGTGACATCGGCCAGGGGGGCCAACAGTGCCCAGAATTTGCCGTCGTGACGCACGCTGGCTGGCATGGCGAGCGCGCCGTTGAGTGCAGACCAATTGCCCTTGAAGGCGGTCAAGCTGGCGCTGGCGCTGGCTGCTGCAGCGGCTGCGGTGGCGCTGGCCTCTTTGGCGTTGACGTTGACCTCCAGCGCATTGGCCTCGGCTTGCCATGGGGTGAGCTGGGGCAGGAAGGCGTCGGCACGGCTGTCAAAGTTGGCCGGGTCCGCCATGCTGGGCGGGGCGGGCAAGATGGTGGTGATGGGCATGGTCAGATTTCCTCCAGTTCGAGGGAGATTTCGGCGTGGTTGAGGTGCTTGAGGTTGATGGGCATGCGGCGGTAAATGCCGCTGATGAGCAGGGACTGAAAGTAGGGGCTGGTGCTTTTTTCGTCCAGGCCGCACCAGATGGCGCGCACGGCGTTAAGACGGTCGCGCAGCCTGCGGATGCGGGGCACATCGGCCTTGTCCACCAGAATGGTCTGGCTGGTTTTGGGCACGCTGACGCTGGGGGTGAGCGTGGCGCTGCCGTCTATGACGCTGCGGGTGATCTTGGAGTAGTTGTCGGCGTCGTCGGTGGGGGCAAACTGAACGCGGCCAACGTACTCTTGCATGCCGATGTCGAGGTTGCCGATTTGCACGTCTGCCGTAGGGTGCGTGAGCGTGACGGTGATGACGCCGTTGGACACGGGGGGCAGGTTAAAGCGAATCTCGTTCTCGCGCAGGGTGATTTTGCGGAAAAAGTAGTCGTACCAGCTGCGGGTGGGGCGGTCTACCAGGTTGATGGATTCGCTGTAGATGCGGGTGGCACCCTGGTCGATGGTGATGCTGGCCTGGTGGGCCTGCATTTTGGTGAGGGCGATGGAGTCCACCCGCTCGCCAGGCGCGATGACCACGGTGAGTGGAGACGTGGCCACCGTGGGGGTGCTGCGCAGGGTGTCGAACATGGCGAACTTGTTGGCGTAGCGCTTGAAGAGCCAATAGGCGGCATCGGCATCGGGCGTGGCGGTGCGGCCCGCATGCGCTTGCACGCAAGACCAAAGCTTGTTGGCGTGCACGCGCTCGTCGCCAACGGCAAAGGTGCCGGTGGCCCAGGCGACCTCGCCCCTGGCGGTGTCGGGGTAAGGCACGGTGCTGCTGGTGAGCATGGCCGGGGTGATGGGGATGGGGGGGATGACGATCATGATGCGGTGGTGACAATGGCCAGGTCGCCGCGTGCTGCGCCCTCCCACAGCCGGGTGCTGCGGCTGGTGCTGTCGGCGGTGTTGGCGGTGTTGGCTTTGATCTCGGCCAGCTCGGCTGCCATGCTGCGCACGGCCTCCATCAGCGCGGCGTTGGTGGCGCTTGCCGCTGGCGCGGCCAAGGCGGGGTTATAGGCACGTGGGACCACGGCCTCGCCCTGGTGGATGACGGCGAGCATGTCTTGCGGGACGTAATTGGTGCCCACGGCCAGGCGGGGAATGCCTGCGCGGCGGAAGTATTCGTCCACATACTGCTGATCGATGCCGAAGGCAGTGGCGGCCTCGCCGTTGGTGATGCCCAGGGCGTCAAACTTGGCCTTGAGTGCGGCCGGGTCGTTGGCATTGGCCTCGTAGTAGGCCTGCAGATCGAATGGCTGGGTTTTGCCGTTGACGCTGTTGCCGAGCACGTAGCCGCTGCCGTAGCCGTAGGCATTGGTGCCGCCTTCGCCCCCGGCGCCGGTGACAAAGGGGCTGCCTGTGCTGGCTTTGCTGGCGGTGCCGGTGCTTCGGCCAGTGTCTGGCGCCACGGATGGGGTAAGGAGCTTGACCAGGTCGGCAATGGCGGTGCCCACGCTTTTGACGGAGGTGTCTACCCCGTTGGTGGCATCGATGAGGTCTTGAACGTATTTGACGGACTTTTCCAGCTCGGTGACTTGGTCTTTGGCGGCCTGTAGCTGCTGCTCGGCCACGGTGAGCTGCACGCCTGTGCTGGCCTGGAGCTGTGACAGCTCGCCCGCCATGATGAGGCGCTGGCGGTCTGCCTCGAACTGGCTGGTGTACTGGGCGGCGTCCAGCCCCGATTTGGCGGCCGCAATGGCGGTGGAGAGTGTGGCCTGGTCTGGCACGGTGCCGCCTGCCTTGGACAAGGCCAGGGCGGTGGTGATGTAGGCCCTGCCCTCGGCAGCGCCCATGGCGGCGGTGCTGTTGACTTGGGCATACAGATCGCGGGTGGAGGTGACGAGCAGGTCAAACACGCCCTGGATGCTTTGCAGCGCGGTGGCGCGAAGATCAACCAGGCCATCCAGGCGGGTGCGCTCGGCGCTGACGGCGCGGTCAAACGCGGATTTGGCCGCGTTGAGGGCGTCGGCCTTGGCTTTTTCGAGCGCGGCTGTCGTTTCTGATATTGTTTTTTGGCGTGCCTTTTCAGCGTAGACCTGCCGAATGATGGACTTGGTAGATTCATCCGTGGTGCTGGCCAGGTCGCGCTGCATTTGCAGGGCGGTGTCGGTGGTCTTGCCTGTGAGCACGTCGAGCTGGTCTTGCCATGATTGCTTGGTGGCTGCGGCTTGCTCTTCGGCCTTGGTGAGCTGATCGACCCCGCCTGCTAGCTTGAGGATGCTGTCGTAGGCCTTGGCATTGGCCTCGACAGACAAGTCCATGGCGCCCAGGCGGTCGACTTCGCTCTTGTACCACTCGCGCATGCTGCCGGTGGTTTGGGGCATGGTGATGCCTAGGTCGGCAAAGCTGCTGGAGAGGTTGCCGACCAGGGCGGCTTTTTTCTCGGCCTCGGTGCCAAACAGCTCGAAGTAAGTGCCGATGTCTTCGCCCAGCTTATCGAGCCCGCCCGCTGCGGCAATGAGGGCCTTGGAGGCTTCTACCGATGCGGTTTTGAGGTAGTCGAACGGCAGGGACTTGACGGCATTGCTGAATGCGGTGAAGTTGGTGACATCGCCCAGCACGGCGGTGACCTGGGCCAAGGTTTTGCCTTGCGTGGTGACGGTGGCCAGGTAGGCGTTGAGCGCTGGGCCCATGTCGGTGGCTTTTAAGGCCTCGATAACGACCTGGCTGGAGCTGAGCTTGACGGCGTCGGACATCTCGCCATCGGTGGTGCCAGCGCCTAGGCTGCCACCATTGGCAGTCCAGCGGTTGTAGAGCCATTTGCCGTTGAGCTGCGCATCAAGCCCCAGGGCGTTTTGGCTGCCTCTGGAGCCGCCATTGCCATCCATGCCAATGAAGCTTTGGGCGGTGAGGTTGCCTGCTGACTTGTGGGCGGATTTGACAATCCCGGTGTAGTAAGCGCCGATGTCGCTCACAATGGTTTGGGCGGCGCCGTCGAGCTTGCCGCCGTACACGCCATCGACATAGGTTTTGCCGTTGGCGCTGCCCACGGTGCCTGCGGATGCGTATCCACCCTCAATGCTGGGCCTGGTGCCCGTGTTGCCGGTGAGTTTGTCTACCCAGGAGCCGATTTTGGTGCCGATGGCAGCGCCGATGGGGCCGCCAAAGTAGGTGCCGATGGCCGAGCCTGCAGCGGCGCCCCACTGCCCCTTGCTGGCGAGCATGATGGAGTTGACATAGCCCAGGCCATCGGCAAAGGTGTTGATGGAGCCCGACACGCTGCCGAGGTTGAGGCCAAAGGATTCGAGTTGGGTGCCAAAGGTGGTGAAGCCTTTGTCTACCAAGGTGGTGCCAAAGTCAGACACGGAGCCAGCCAGGTTGCCGCCAAAGTCGCTGAACCAATTGCCGGGGCCGGTGACGGCGTTGTAAATGCTTTTGCCCGCGCTGATGGCGCCACCCAAGCCGCCACCCTCACCGCCCGCCGCTTGGGCCATGGCGCCGGAGCCGCTGACGGTGGCACCGATGCTGAAAATCCATTTTTTCAGCGTCATCTGGTGCAGCCAGTCGAAGAACATCGTTTTGGCGGTGTTGCGCAGCTTGCTCCAGATGTCTTGCCCGCCTTGCAGCACGTTGGTCCAGACTTGGTGGGCGGCGTTGTCGATGCTGGTGAAAAAGCTCATCCAGTCGGCCTGCTCTTGCTTTTTGACGGCGCCTTCTACCCTGGCAGCGGCGAGCTTGCGCAGGGCATCGGCGGTGCGTTTGATGTTGTCGATGTCTTCCTCGCGGGCGTTGGCCTGCTCATAGATGGCGGCCTTGGCGTCGAGGGCGGCTGCGGCTTCGAGGTCTCGGGCGGTGACGAGCTGGGCGATTTGCACGGCCGTCATGCCGATGGTTTCGTTCTCTTGGATCTGGGTGCGCAGCTTGTCCTCGGTGGACGCCATGGTTTTGTAGATGGCGTCGGAATTGGCGTAAGCGGCGTCTGCCGACTCCTTCATGGCGGCGGCTTCTTTTTTCTTTTCGGCGGCGAGTTGCTCGGATGCGATGGCGCCATAGGCCGACTGCAAAACGATTTCGCGCATGGCGGCGCTGTGGTTGGCGTAGGCGGGGGATTTGAGGTACTCCACCAGCCGCTCTTGGGCCTTGCTGAGTTCGTCGGTTTTGCCTGCTGCTGCGGCGCCGATTTTGGTGAAGTCTTCCCAGGCCTTGGCGTACTCTTTGGCGTATTCGCGGTCGGCAGCGAAGGGGTCGCCCTCTTTGGACTTGGCGCCGCCTTTTTTGGCGTAGCTGTCTCGAATGGACTTGATGCGCTCTTCGATCTTGGCCTGGGACTCACCAGCGGCAACGCCGAGGTTTTTGGCGGCGTTGATGTCCTGCTCCATCTTGACTTTGTCGGACAAGTACTTGACGCCGGTTTTGTCCCATTCCACCAGGGCTTTGACCTGGGCTGCCTCGGCTGCGCGAAGGTCTGCGCCCTTGCGCAATTGGCGCTCTTGCTCTTGCAGGTAGCTGAGCTGTGTTTTGAGGGCTTCGTTGCCCTTCTCCCACGCGCCACGGGTTAGCTCGTTGGTGGGGCCGTTTTGCAGCCGGGTGTCGAGCTGGCTGCGCAGGGAGGCGGCCTGGTCTGCCGGGGAGGCATCGCGGCCTATGCCTGCGATGGCGCTGCCTGCGCCTAGCACGGCCTTTTTAATGGCGTTCCAGCCCTGCTCTATGTAGCCCAGGTTGCCGATCATTTGCGCGCTGCGGGTGTCGAGCGTGTCGGCAAATGCCTTTTGGGCGAGGTTGGCGGCCTCGGTGGTTTTGCCTTGCTCATCAAGCGCCTTGATCTGGCGGTAGACGCTGGCGGTGAGGTAGTTGTAGGTGTCGTTGAGCTTGAGGGAGGCGTCCAGGGGCGACTTGGCCAGCTCGTTGAATTGCTTGACCGTCTCGCTGACGGCGGTGCCGGTGGTGCTCTCGAACTTGATGGCGGCGCGGGTGAAGGATTCGAGGTTGTCGCGCCCTACCCCGCTGGCTTGGGCCATTTCTGCCAGGGCGGCGGCTGCGGCGCTTTGTGTGCCGGTGACTTTGCTGATGCTGGCGGCCATGGCGCCCAGCTGGCCGCTGGTGGTGCCTGCGATGTTGCCGCTGAGGATGAGTGCCTTGTTGTAGGCGTCGGACTCCTGGCTGCCTTTGTAGTAGGCATAGCCCACAGCGACCACACCGGCTGCGAGCAGGGTGAAGGGGTTGATGAGGCCGACCACATACGAGCCAAGGGCTTTGGATGCGTTGCCGATGCCACCAAACATGTCTTTGAGCTGGCCGCCTTGCTGGAGCAGCACGGTCATGGGGGCTTGGCCCGCTTGCAGGCTGGTAACGATGTCGGTGAACTGCGCGGGCACGTTGCGCATGGCAGCGGCGGTGGCCTGGGCGGACATGCCCATGCTGTTGAGGCTTGCCGTGCCCTGGGCCATGGCGATCTTGGCGTCCATCTGCTTTTGGGTGACGGCGTCGAGCTGGGCCAGGTAGGGCTTGAGGACATCGAGGTTAGCGCCACGCTGGACTGCCAGGGATTCGTAAAGGGCGGACGCGCTCTTGCCTGCAGCCTCTTCGCGGGCAATGCGGCGCTGGATAGCTTGCATGATCTGCGCGGTGACCTTTTCGTGCTTATCAGCGGCAGCCTGGGCACCGTTGCCAATGGCATCAATTCCGCGTGCGGCTTGCTGGCCTGCCTGGCCGACTTGCTGGGCCATGTTGTGGCCACCGGCAGAGATTTTGGCAAAGCCTTGCTCTGCCTGGGTGGTGTCTACGCTGACGCCAAGCTGGATTTTGCGGTCTTCGGTGCTCATGGGTGGCTAACTGCGTTTGCGGTTGAGGACTTCGAGGGCGGCGAATTCCATGGTTTGGATGTCGTCGAGGGCATCAAAAAATGCTTGGCCGGTGAAGCCTTTGTGCTCCAGGAGCGGGTAGACGGTGGCGTAGTCGAGGCCAGTGGCGCCGCCCATGCCACCGATGCGCCACTGGGTGCGAACGGCACAGAACACCTGGAAAATGGGCCAGTTTTCGGGCCAGACATCGAAGTCGTCTTCGTCCTCGTAGTCTTCTGGCTCGAAGCCTTGGGCCCGCATCTCTGCGAGCGTGGGCATGGGTTCGTGCAGTTCACGGGCGGCGGCTTTTAGTTTCCCAGGCGGCCTTCGGTGATGGCGACGCGGTAGCGCTCCATGATGGCGATGGCAGCGCCGGGGAATTCGTTGCACAGCTGCTCTACCGCTTGGCGGGAGAATTCGACATCCAGATCCCAGCCGTCGATCACGCTGCAGATGTAGTCGGCGTTGTTTTCAATGGTGCGCTCCATGGCCTGGGCCAGGGTGGCTTTGATGTCGGCGTCGTCGGTGCTGGCGGGCTTGAGGCCAGCGGCGTTCATCAGGCCATCAATGAACTCACCAAAGTCGGTGCGGGTGCGGTAGATGTAGCTGACTTTGACAGCGCCTTCGGTGCCGTCGAGCATGGGCACCTTGATGGTGACGGGGAAGTTCTTGGCTGCTGAGCCGAGTTTGATTTTGGCCATGTGGGTCTTTCGCGGGGGTGGTTAAAAATGCCCGTGCCCAGCCCATGCGCCCCGCGAAGAGCGACATGAGCCGGGTCGGTGCCTGGTGGTGATGGGTTGTCTTAGGAGGCGTAACGGGTGGAGCGCGAGCGGCCACTGACGGCGCACTTGACTTGCACGATCTGGCCTTCGGAGATGATTTCTTCTTCGTTGAGGGCGACGGTGGCCACCAGGTAGGAGACGGCACCGCTCTTGGCATTAGTCCGCCAGACGGTGTCTGCACCGCTGTCGGTAAACGTTTTGAGCGCGGTGTAGCCTGCGGTGCCGATGCTGTCGGCATCTAGGTTGATGGAGCGCTGCACGGGGCTGAAGCCGTCGTTGAGCGTGTACTCGTTCTCGTCTTCCTGGAACTTGTAGGAGACCGTCTTGGGCTCGCCACCGGAGCTGCTGGGCGCCATGACGGTAGTGATTTGCGTGAAGGCGGTGACCTTGCGCACATTGCCAATGCCGGTGCCTGGGCTGAACAGGGTGGTGTTGGCGGTGTCAGCGCCTTCGAGCACAAAAGTGTCGGTGGTGATGGACTTGATGCGGAAGGCGCGGTTGTGCAACCGGCCCCAGCCTGAGCCTACGATGACGACGTCGCCATTGCTGTAGCCGTGGGCAGCGCTGGTGACAACGGCCTCGGATGCGTTGGTGACGATGGTGGTGGTTTTCGCCGCAGCGATGGTGGTGGCAATCCAGTTGGTACTGCCGGTGGGGACGCGAGCCATGGTGTGGGCCTTTCAGTGGTAGTAAAAAAAGCGCCCTCTCGGGCATGAAAAAAGCCGCACTGGTTGCCCGGTGCGGCTTGCTGGGTGGCCTTGCGGCCTGATTTACAAAATCGGTTTTGGCTAGCCTGTGCGGCTGGCGGTGATGTCAAAGTCTTGTCTTGCGCCGTAGCGGTTGAGGTCGGGCTCATGCTCTGCCACGCTGGCGGACATGGGGCGGGCCTGGAGGGTTGCGGCGGTGATTAGGGTGGATTCGATTTGCAGGGCCAGGGCTTTGGCGCTGGCGCGGGTGTCGTGCCAGGTGGTGAGCTGGATGGCGGCGTTTTCGGTATCTGGGACGGTGTCGTCCACATAGTTGGTGGCCTTGCCGCCGATTTGCTGCCAGATGATGTAGGGGCGCGGCGTGTCGAACGGGGCAACATCAGGGAACACGCGGCCAGCCACCAAGGGGGACAGCAGGGCGAAGAGCTTGGCTTCTAGGGTCATGCCATGGCCTCGTGCAACTTGGCATTGGCAGCGGCCATGGCGCGGTCGATATGGTCCCACGCGGGGCGCAGGAATGGCCTAGCCGCCACATGGCGGGGTGGGATGGGTGCGCGTTTGTTGGTGTGCCACTTGCCGTCTTTTCCCAGGTAGACCTTGTAGCGCTGGATGTGGCCGTATTCCACGAGGTGGCCATGAGGGGCTTTGCTAGCGTTCCACGACACGTGGTAGGTGGCGACACCGGGGCGGCTGTGGTCTTTGCTGTAGGCCTGATAGATGGCGGCGGACAGCTTGCCGGAGACGCGGCCGATGGCGGCGACATTGGTGCGTGCCTGGTCGTAGAGGACTTGAGCTGCGGCCTGGGCGGCGGGGCGTGCAGACGCTTGCACTTTGGCTTGCATGTCGCTGATGGCGGCGTCTAGGCCGGTCAGGTCAACAGTCATGGAGAAGCTGCTCATTTGGCGACCTCGCAGACCAGGTCGGTGTACTCTTTGCCCTGCTCGTCTTGCACCACGGCCTTGATGGCATAGATGGTGGACCCGATGACGGCACGCATGGAGGCATCAGCATCGGTGCGGTAGCGCACGCGGATGCTAACGGGAACGGTGGATACGTCTGCACTGGCGCGGATGACGCCAATGCCTGTTTGCATTTTGATGTTGGCCCACATGGGCGCCACGTCTACCCAGGCAATGACCGGCTGGCCGATGCTGTCTTGCGCAGCGCTGGGCCGCTGCACCAGGATGCGGCGGTTGTATTGGGCGATGTTGGCCATGGTGGTGCTGTCTTTACATCGTCCAGACGCGGTAGCGGTCTAACATGAAGTCGATGAACGGGTTGGGCTGGATGGCCTCGCGCTGGCCCATGGTCCAGCTTTGGCGGGTTTCGTACAGAGCGCCGATGCGCAGCTTGATCCATGCCTTAACCAGCTCGGGCACGTCGGCAGGGGTGGCCCAGCCTGACGTGTAGGTGACTTGCACCGACTCCGGCTGCACGCGCACGACGGGCCAGCTGCAGCCGTAGGCAGGTACCACGCTGGCGGCGATCTCGCTGGCCAGGCAGGCTTGGTACAGGCTGGGGCTGAGAGTGGTGAGCGTGCCGGTGGCAGCGTCTACATATTTGACGCTGGCCACCGCCGTGACAGTGGGACGTGGCAGGTCGATGACGCCGGGGAAAGCATCCAGCGTGAGCTGCCAGGTCTGGGGAAGAATGGAGCGGCCCATCAAGTGCTCGGCATCTTGCGTGGCGGCGGTGATGATGGCGGTGATGAGCGCGTCATTGCCAGCGTCAGCGAGGTCTTCACGCAAGTGGACCTTGGCCTCGGCCAGCGTGAGGACGCTGGCGGTGGGCGGGGTTAGGAGCTTGAGGGCCATGGGGGTGGGGGTTAGGCGGTTTGCGGGGCTTGCGCTTGGGCTTTATTCTCTGGCGCTGCGCTTTGATCTGCCTCGGGCTTGCCGTCTTTCTTGGCCCATCCTTCGGAGACTGAAACGTCGATCAGGTCTTGGTCGTCGGTTTCAATCACATCGCCTTTTTCATAGGACTTGACATCAACATGGCGGTGCGCCCATTGAAACGGCTTGATAACTTTGAGTTTGGTCATGATGTGAACTTGTGTGAGGTGAATAAAAAAGCCCGCAGCGGTGAAACTGCGGGCTTTTGCTAGGGGGTCAACGATCAGGAGGCCGCGATCTTCAACAGCTTGATGGCCTGGGTGTTGCGCAGCTTGCCGCCAACGCGCTTGCGCACGTAGAACTTAACGAAGCCTGGCGTGGTGATTTCGTCGCGCGTGATGCGGGTGCCAACACGGTCGGCAATGAGGTAGCCTTCTTTGAAGTCACCGAATGCCAAGGGGAATGCGTTGGCAGCAACGGCTGGCGTGTCTTCTGCCTCGGTGATGCCGTAACCCAGGAACGTGCTGGGCTGGCCTGCCGTGAGGGCTGGCTGCCACAGGTACTGACCCGTGCTGTCTTTGTACTTGCGCAGGACGGCAAGGACCAGCTTGTTGGTAACCCACTGGGCATTGTTGCGGTAGCGAGCACGCAGGCCGTACACCAGGTCGAAGAACACATCGATACTTGTTGGCAGGGCGGCGGCCTGGCCAGAGGCGATGTATTGCAGCGTGCCAAATGCGCGGCTTGCATCTGCCGTGGCCACAGGTGTTGGGCCTGCCAGGAAACCGGTGGGCTTTTTGGTGCCGTTGCCAGCTACGAAGGCGGCGCCCTCACCTTGGGCCATGGCTTCTGCAGCAGAGTCAATGAGCCAGGCTTCCACATCGAAGAACAGGTCATCGAGCGACTCTTCAGACGCTTGCGGCTTGGCGCTGGCCATGCCGAACGTGGGCGCGACTTCTGCCAGGTCTGGCGTGTTGGTCTGGCTGCGGGTGTCACCCTCGCCAACCCACTCAAAAGCTGCGCCGTTGACGTCGAACAGCTCTTTGTAATCGGTGGTGCCAACTTGGCGAACTGTGGAGATCTGGCGGATTGGCGACATGTCCACAGACAAGCGGGCGATTTGACGCTCGATTTGCTCGGGCAAGGCAAAGCCACCAGCGCTGCCGGTAGAGGTAACGGTTTGAGTGGAGCGGACTTCCCGGCCAGTGGCGGCGGCGTCTGCCTTGGCCTTGGCTTCGAGAGCTTTTTGCGCAGCTGCAGCGCGCTGCTGGCGTTCGCCATCAGCTGGAGCACGGACCCAGTCCAGGAACGCATTTCTGTATTCAACGGATTCAGCGCTTTCGCGCTGCTCACCGCCGCCACCCAAAGCGCCTGGACGGGAAAGCTTGGTTTCCATCTTTTCGAGCTTTGTTTTTACTTCGCTCAGGGAGTTGATGTACTCGTCCATGCGGGCGAGCTTGGCGTCGAATTCTGCCGTGCCTTTTCCAGACTTGACAGCTTCGATGCGCTCGTCGTTGGTCTTTTTGTACTGATCAAACGCCGTAGCGATTTTGTCCAGGGCTTCAGCCACGGACTTGATGCTGGGTTCTTCGCGCTTTTCATAGAAGCCAAGGCTTTGCGCTTTGGTGGAGAAGGCAGCAAAGTGGACGGCCATCACGGCCAGCATGGTGAGAGATTTTTTCATGGTAAGTCTTTCAGGAGGTAGAGAGGGAAGCAATCAGCTGCTGAGCTGACTTGAGGGCTTTGGATGTCGAATCGACGGAATCACTCCGCTCTTCTCCCATCCGCATGACGCGCGACACCAGTGCCGTTGCGTCGGCTTTGCTGAATCCGGCATCGCGCAGGATTCGCTCGGCATCTTTGGGGGTCGCCAGTTCGGTGGACGACTTGACGTTGGTGACCCGTGATTTTTCGTTTGCGGGGAAGGTGACTAGCGAGACTTCCCACAGGTCGATCTCGGTCAAGGTTCGAACATCGGTTTCTCTGTCGTAGGCCCACTGTTTGCTCATGAAGCCGATAGACAGGCCATTGATGGCCCCCATCTTGAGCAGGGCATAGGCTTCTTTACCTTGAGCCGTTTCAAGGCAAAGCTGACCTTTGATGCGCAGGCCTTTGGTGTCTTCGACCATTTCGATCCAAATACCAATCGGCTCGTCGGCTTCGTGCTGCCACAGCATGGCGGGCATGGTGCCTGCCGCCTTGTGAGCTTTGAGGGTTGTAGCAAAAGCACCCGAGGCGATGACATCGTCGTAGTTGTCACGTACACCAAACACTGACCCATAACCCTCTACGGTGCCGTCGTCTCCGACAGCCTTGAGGCTCAGGGTGTAGGAGCGGGTCTCTCGGTGCCCAGTCGATGTTGAGCGGTCTTTGCGCTCAAGGCGTGGCATCTTGCTTGGCATCGTTGGTTCCTTGTGTGGTTTTGCCCATGTTCATGGGGGTTAGCGGCTCATCCAGACCTGTGAGCGGGTCTTTGCCTTCTTCGTCGCGGATTTCGTTGCGGGTGTAAATGCCCATTTCGGCCATGGTTCTGGCCCACTGGGCGCGGTCTCGCATGGAGCCCGCCATGAGGTAGCGCACATCAAATTCACCGAACAGTGGGCCGGAGCCATCGAGCAGCATTTCGTCTATGCGCTGGGTCCAGGCGCGATGCCACGGCGCCAAGGTATGCTTGACGTGGGCGGCAAAGAATGCCTCGGAACTGGCAAATGTGCTGGTTTTGTCTGAGTGCCCCACCATGATGGGGAACACGCCGTAAGCCCTGCAGATTTCTTCGATTTGCAGGCGGCGGGTCTCGACATGCTGGGCATCAACGCCGCTAACAGACAAGCCTGTCCATTTGGCGTTGCGATCAAGCACAAGGGGGTCTCCTGCCTTGCTTGCGCCGCCCTTCTTTTTGAGCCACATCGTCATGCGCTCGTGCTGCTCTGGCGATAAAGTGCCGTCCACGGAATACACGCCGCTTGGGCGCAGGCCGTTTTCGTGCATGGCTGCCTGGCTTTTTTCGGTGGCCATGGCAAGCCCAATGGCTGATCTGGCGAGCATGACGGCATTCATGCTGGCGGACCAGTCCCATTGCACACCGTTGAGCAGGAAAACATCGTCTGCGGTGAAGTCGCCAATGTGGCCGAATTCATCCCAGCAGCGGTACACAACGTCATAGCGTGCGGTTTTGGTCACGGTCCAGTTGCCAGGCTTCACCGGGATCAGCTCGCGCACGCGGCGGTTGTCGCCTCTGACTTTGATGGACAAACCTGCACCCGTGAGGGCTGCATGGATGGTCATTTGACGGCGCCACTCAAACGATGTTTGCCATTCGTTAGGTCGACGGCTGAGCAGGCGGTATTCTGGGATGTTGGTGGCTTTTTGCCGGGTGCCGTCGTCAAGTTCGCGGTAGATGTGCAGGTTGGGCGTCGCACATCCGTCTGCAATGACTTTGACGCATGCCAGCACGGTGGATACCTGCAGGGCTGTTTTGTCGTTGACGTGTGAGCCAGCAATGGCACCACCACCAACACCATCAATCAGGCTTGCTACCTGGTCGTAGGTGAGTTGGGCGGATTTTCTACCCAGGAGACGGTCAAGGAATTTCACTCGGCTGTTTCCCAAAATGAGGTTTCGATAGGCTGGACAGCCAGGGCACGGCCAAGGGCCATGAGCATGGCCATGGGGCCGTCGATCTTGTTTTCTGGGCGCTCTTTGGTGGGGGAACGCAGCTCGTTGAATTTGCTGATCTTGACCACCAGGTTGGAGACCATCCAGGTCATGACGGGGTTGCCGTCGAACTTGAGGATCTGCTCGTGAACCATGTTTTCGACCTGGATCAGCGGTGGCGTGAAGAACATGGCGCGCTGGGTGATTTCGACGAGTGGCAGGCCTTCTTCAATGAGCTTGCCCGCGAAGTACATGCTGAGGGCGGGGTCGAAGGCGATTTCTTGCACGTCGAACTGGCGGCAGTATTTGCGTAAGTCCTCTGCGACGATATCGAAGTCGGTGATGTCGCCGTCAGTGACCTCGACATGCCCGGCGCGGGCCCAGCCGCTGAGGTGGGCGTTGCCGCTTTCCTGCACGGCCAGTTCGTTAAGGTAGAGCCTGCTGAAGACGTGCCAGCCGCGCTTGGGCGTGTAGGCGCCATCAGCGCCTTTAACAAGGACTTCGCGCTCAAAGACGATGCACAGGGCGGCAAAGTCTTTCTTCTGGGCAAGGTCCAGGCCGATCCAGCACTTTTGACCGGCAAAGTCGCTCATGCTGAGGCTCGTGTCTGCGCATTTGGCCCATGCGACCATGTCCATCCAGGCGCTTTCGCCATTGACCCAGACGTTGAGGCGCTTGGTGAAGAAGTTGTTGCGGGAGGATTCGGAGTTCTCAGCGTTGCGGCTGGCGGCTTCCATGTCTTCGCGTAACACGGAGACGAGCCAATTGGGGTTAGCTTTGGCCCAGCTGGTTTCGACAAAGGGGTTATCGCCCTCGTCGATGCTGTAGATGATGCCAAAGGTGGAGTGGTCTTCAATGACGCGCTCTAGCACCTTGGTGAGGTAGGTGCGGCGCTCGTAGCAGATGCCGCTGAGGTCAGTGCCAGCGGTGGTGATGTTCCACAGCAGGGATTGCTCACGGGCGCCACGGGCGGTGTCGATCACGTCATACACAGCGCGGGTCTTGTGCGCGTGCAGCTCGTCCAGCACGGTGAAGTGGACGTTGAGGCCGTCGAGCGTACTGCCTTCGGCAGCGAGGGGTTTGAAACTGCTGGCAGTGTGGGCAACGGTGATGCTGTGCTGCAGGATGGCTACGCCCAGGTAGGTGCGCATGTCGGGCGTGCGCTCTGCCATTTGCTTGGCGTCATCGAAGACGATGCGGGCTTGGTCTTTGGTGGTGGCGGCGCTGTAGACCTCGGCGCCCTGCTCGCCGTCTGCGGTGAGCATGAACAGCGCCACGCCGCTAGACAGGGTTGACTTGGCGTTCTTGCGCGGGATCTCCAGGTACACATCGCGGAAACGGCGCAGGCCGGTGTCGCGGTGGACCCATCCGAAGATGGTGGTGAGGATGAAGGACTGCCATGGGCCGAGCTGGATCAAGGCGCGCTCGCGTGCCCACTTGCCTTTGATGTGGGGCAGCAACTCGATGAATTCGCAGGGCCTGACGGCGCGGGCTTCGTCAAACACCCAGGGCCAGTCTTCGGAAGGCTTGCGTGCCAGGTCATCGATCTGGCGTTGAACGGCCAACAGGGTCCATTTGCAGCAAGGAATGGCGCCCGCGACTACCCCGCGCATGTAGTCATGCGCCTGGGTAATGTGGTTGGTCATGCTATCTGCCGTTTACCAGGGTGAATTTGGCAAAGCCTGTGGCGGCATTGGCAGCTGTGGGGGCGGCTTCAATGCCTGGCAGCGTGGGCTGCACGTAATTGGATGGCTGCACCCGACCACGGGCGGCGGGTGACAGACCAAAGTGCATCAGGTAGCGGTTGACCTGCTCGCGCTGCGACTTAAGCAGCTGGGCCAGCACACTCTGTTGCGCATAGCCGCTTGGCGTAATGGAGTGGCTGACCTCATAGACGGCATCGGCATAAGGCACGCCCTGAGTGACTTTCAAGTCAACCTTGGAATTGAAAGAGGTTTCAAGATCCGTAAGTCGGCCAACTGCCTGGCAGTAGAGCGCCAGGGCGGCGCGATCAAGGCCGCTGATCAGGCCAAGCTCTTCCAGCAGGGGGGTAATGCGTTTCCACTCTTTTCGCGCTTCAGGCCCCAGGTGCTTGGGGATCGATGGGATTTCGACACGCGGATTTATCCCCTCAGCCAAATTCAGAGAGCGTTTTCCAGGGTTACCTTCAAGCGCTTTCAGGGCTGCGGGCTTCGGTAGAGGCCCACGGGAACCAGTCATCGGTCTATTTCCTTGCTCAATTCGGGGTACCCCCCCACCTAAACCTGCGCACGTGAAAAAACGGGGAACCGATCGATTTCCGGTCGGTGGGGGCTAAAGATTTACCCCCCCCTACCTCTTGCTGATTCACGTTTACTCTTCACGTCATGGCACTCATCGCACAGGCCCTGCGTGTTCTCTTCAATGTCCTCGCCACCCTCTCCTAACGGGATGATGTGATCGCGCTGCGTTGCCAGCCGCACGACTCCACGCTCAGCACAGTGCACGCACAATGGCGAGCGCTTAAACAGCGCCTCTCTCAGCGCCTGCAGCTTGCGACCTGTGATGCGCTTCGTTGCAGTCACAGGTTTAGTCCAAGCTGGACGCTGATGCTTATCACAGCGCCCGCTGCCATCAGTCACAAGGACGTGGCAGCCAGCTGCAGTGCAAGGCTTTGGTGCTGATCTGGGCATGAAAAAGCCGCCAGATCAAAACGATGTGGCGGCTGGGTGTAGCTGTGGGACAGTGTGCCTGAAATGTACCTAAAAAGTATATGTAGTAAAAATCCTTTTTTTTGGGTCAGCCGCGTGGATACGTCTGCACTGCAGACTCTTGTCGATTGCGAAACCAAACCGCGATCGCATGATCAGCCTGGTCAAGGTTCGCCTTGATCGTAGACTCAGCACGCGCCATCTTGTGCGCCGTTGCACGCACTCCAATGCCTTCGATGTAAATCAGCTGCAGCGTGATGTACAGATGCAACTGTGTCAGTCTCAGCGATTCAACTGCAGCATCGGTCACCGATGCGTCCACTTCATCCACTGGGATCACCGTCTCACGGTAGCCGCTCTGGCTTCCTGCTTCTTTCAGGAATGATGTCCCAGCGTAGAAGCCTCGACCACCGTTTGCGCCCCGTTCCTTCCATAACGCCCAGTTGTCTAAGCGTTGCTTGACCCATTCAATGCGTGCCATTGACATCCTCCACTGGTTTCAAAAACACCGCACCATCAACCGCCCACGTAATCGCAATTGCTTGCCACTGTTCATACGCATGCCCTTGCGGAAAAGGCGTTCCCAGCACATGGCCCTTTTCCATTGCGATGAAGCACCCCGGCTCACCGGCCAGGGATCGTTTGATCAATCCATTGACGTACTCCACCCCATACTCTTTGCGCTTGGCATCGATGATCCTGGCGCAGTTGGGCATTTGGGTGCGCATATCCGGGCGTTTGGCTGGTGCGTTCATAGATTTCTTTGGGGTGGGTGGTCAAGGGTGGACGAGGGGGTGGACGGCGCAAACCCGCGCCAGTACTCAATCCGTCCACCCGTCCACCCTGTCCAAGGTGTGTGCATGAAGATGTGGGTGCGCGCGTGCGCGTGTAGGCGCCTGCGCACACACGCGCCCGCATGTAAAGCCAAATTGGCTTTTTGGGTGGACGCTTGGACGGATGCCGCTTTATTCAACAAAATCAAACACTTACGCCGTCCACCCCCCCCGGACGAAGGGTGGACGTGCTGGACGAAGCTGGACGGAGTCATTGGGGCCATGTCGTTCACAGCGGAAAATCCTCTGCCTCAGAAAGCGCACAGACCCCTTCTATCGGCTGCGCAGGCGCTTCGGCGGGCGCGGGAGGGGGTAGCCTTTGCCAACCACGCCTGCGGCTTCCTGTCGTCTCTCTATGCTTTTTGAAGCCCAGCGCTTTCATCGCATTGGCAAGCCGGTTATCCATCTGCCCTGCCCCATCGATCCGGTCCGCCTTGATCGCCAATGCCTTGCCATACAGCTCCACTGTCGTGAAGAACTCGCGGTCAGCCCGCGCCCTGGCCTGTGTTGCGTCATCATGCCCATCCATCGTGGTGGCATTGACATAGGCGCCCAGGTAATCCTCCCAGGTCTCTGTTTTCTTAAACTGTTCTTGCTCGGGGAACACCAGGTCAATCTCTTGCTGGCGGGTCGGCCAATACTGCTCAGCTTTCTTGAGCCTGGCCAACGCTTCAGCAAACAACTGCAACCGCATCTCCCGCAACAAGTCCAGGTTCACAACCTTGACCTCCAGCGGCCAAAAACGCCGGTCGCCAGTCGCATCTTTTAAAAAAGTGTCGGCATTGGTCGTACCTGCCACCACGGTGTGGCGGGCACGCTTCTTGATCTGCGCACCATAGGGCGGTCGATACATGTCATCCTGTGCCGACAAAAACTGCTTTACCGCCGTCGTTTCGGCCTTGTTCAAGCTCTCCAACTCGGCAGACTCGGCAATCCACACCAACTGCATCGTCATCAAGCTGTCTTTGTCGCCCATGCGAATCGCGTTGTCTGTAAACCAAGGCTCAGCCAGCACCCGGAATGACCCCGACTTACTTAAGCCCTGCTCACCCTTCAGCACCAGCATGTAATCGAACTTGCAGCCCGGCCGCATCGCCCGCATGACCATGCCCATGATGAAACACTTGCCAATCAGCCGCGTGTAAGGCCTTTCGTCTACCTCATAAACACCCGACAGCCATGTCTCCAGCCGCGATACACCATCCCACGCCTGGCTTTTTATCAAATCAATGATTGGGTTGAACTTGTGCTCCCGCGCCGCCATCAGCACCCCATTGCGAAGCGTCCCCGTGGCCTTAATTAGCAGCTGATGCTTCCGGGCAAGGTACTCGCCCAACATCAGGTCATCTTCTTCATCCCATTCCCCCGCTGGCCTGCCCCACGGCGTATCTCGGCTTCGCTCGTGCAGCTCGGTAAACGTGTTGTGTCGCACCAGGCCTGCAATTTCCGGATCGTCTCTTAAGCAATACAAGACGTTCTCCCTGCAATCCACGGGGCGACCACGATGGCGAATCAAATCCGGCCCGACCGGCAGGCCGTCATCGTCCCCGCCATCACTGCCCTGCGCCGCTACGCCGTCGTAACCTTCATCCCCCCCAGCGGGAGCCCCAAGGTTCGCGGGTTTTGGGTTCTGCGCCTGGCGCGGCATACGCTTGCTCAGCACCGTACCTGTGCGCTCAGCCAGCCACTTCATCGCGTCCACCGGCTTACCCATACCGAGGTGCTCCATCACCAGGTCAATAGGGCTAAAACCTCGGTCTAAACCAAAGTCTTGAATACCATCAGGGTGGATGCTCAAATCCTCTTGCAGATTGCGTCCCAGTGCCTTGCTGGTAATCCGGTAGCCGCCCTTGTAGGGCTTAGCCTTGGGCAACAGCGAAGGCACCCAGGCATCCATGCGCGCCATCGCATCAGCATTCACCCGAGTAAAGTCGTCGCCTTGCGCCTGGCCAGGCGTAGGTGCATGCGCCTTGGCAGGCCGCCGTGTGCTTGTCTCTTGCGCCTGCCGGTGGGCTTCCTTAGCCTCAGCAATCCGCGCCACAATCGCCTGCAGCGCTGCGTCTGGAATAGGCTTCACCCCGTGCGACACATTGTCCCAGCGCCTACCTGTGACAGTAAAGAACTGCGACCCGCAAAACATCTCCAGGCCAATGTCGTTGCTCTTGCAGCTGTCTGCCTTCCCTTGCACATAAATGTGCACGCCCTTGCCACTCGGCGAAAACTCAGTAAAGCTGTCGCAGGCCCGAATCGTCTCCATGCACAGGGTAGACGTGTCCCCGGTATCCGGGTCGATCGCGCCATCGATGTCAATGCCGATCAGCCCGTCCCCTGGCAGGAAGGCAAAGCCAATACCAGACCAGCCGCCCCGCTCATACGCCTTACGCGCCACTTCTAACGTAGCCAACCTCATGCGATCCGCATCACAGCCCTGTGTCAGCTTGCGTTTGCCGCCGCTCACGTAATACGGCATCTTGGCAGGTTTGACCGGACCCGCCTTGGGGGACTCAAAACGCCACAGCAACCATTGCTGGCGCGTTGCCATATCTTGGGGGATGTTCTCCCAGACCGGTGGGGCCACCACCGGTATTGGATGCGCGCCAGAGGTCATAGGCTCGTTGGTCTATTGCATTGGGGGGGGGGTCTGGCACCACGCACTCAACGTCGCCGCCAGCACCTTTGCACCAGCACCCGCTGGTGTATTGAAGGGCGCCTCATCCACATCCACCAGCTCATACAAGCGGCACCAGCCTTTTGCATGCGCCCGTTTCTCCTGACCGCAGATTTGGACCTTCTTGGCACGTTTCAGATTACCGAGACTGGCACGGGCAGCTTTGTAGCCCACCTGGGCACGCTCGCACACGTCACGCAAGGTGCATGGCCCAAGTGCCAGGGCCGTCAACACCGCCTGGCTGACTTCTTGAGGGGGCCGCATCAAACAACCCCAGCCTGCTTCATCAGTGGCTGCAATTTCGCCAGCATCAAAGCCAGCTCATTCATTGCGGCACCTTGCTTGGCCGTCTTGTCAGACAGAAACCGCTCGCACAGGTAAAACAGCGGCTGTAACTCATTTGATAAAAACCGAACGTCAGATCCGCGCGTAATTTCAACGGCCCCTCGCAAAGGTGTATTCATCTCAGGTCTCCTGCGCTGCGGGTTGAGGGTTGGGGGTGGGTTGGGTGGCATCGTTGGCGGCCAACTCCGGCCATATCGACGCCCAGTCATCCGGCCGAAGGTCTCGCCGGGTCACAGCACCTTTGACCGCCGCCTCAATCGCTGCGCAGTACTCGGCTGGGACATGAGATCGACGCAGCCATCCCGCCACGGTCGGCTGGATGACGCCGCAGGCCTCAGCGATCAAGCGCTGAGAACCGGCAATTTCAATGGCTTTAGAGAGTGCAGACATGTTTGATGCGTATTACAAACGTAATATTACATCAATTACCAACGTAATGCAAAGCACTGGTCAAATTGCGTTCGTAATGACAGACATCAGTACGCGCCTCAAATCCACCCGCAGTCGCGCTGTACTCCGCGAATTTGTGTCGGCAAATGCATGCCCTGCCACAGGCTTACATCGCCTGGTAAAAAAATTTCACGTCAAATATTACATTTGTATTGACTCCAATCTATTACATTTGTAATATTCACCCCACACCGCACCCAAAGCGGCATGGAGTGACAGATGCAAACCATTACCAAAGCCCAGGCAACAGCAGCATTTGAAGCCTGGGAGCGCGACTACCGCGCCAACCCTGTATCGGCATATTTAACCCCTGAAGAAGCCTCCCGCATGGAAGTGGCCCCGCTGTCAGAGCAGCGGGCTATCCACTTCGTAGCGTTGCTGCGCCAGGACGGTGCAGCAGTCTTGACCGCGGCGGCTGACACCACGCTGCACGGCGTCAATGTTCAGGTTACTTTGCGTGTTGATCCCGCAGCTTTTCAGCTTGCTCTGCGAGCCGCAGCACCTGAAGTACAAATTTGGCGTACGCCAGACGCTGTTTGGAGCTCCACTCAGGTGGACTTTGAGTTGGTAGTGAATCGCACGCTGTACGAAGCGCAGCAGCGGCTGCAGGAAGGTCTGGAACTTGCGGCATGTCGGCTCCTCGAGGCTCAAATTGTTGCGATGCGGGGCAACCAGTCTACGGCAGGCGGTGCAGCATGACCACCAATCCCATAGCCCTCAATACCCACGTACTCGACGCGCTGGGCATTGAATGGAAGGGCCAGAACATTGCCCATGTGAGCGTTGATCTGAAGGGGCACGACACAGTCCCCACTGCAACCATCACGCGATACCTGTCCAGGCAGACGCTGGCGACCCATCGTTTTACGTGGGTGCTGACATCTGCAGAGCCCATTGGTTTTGACATCGATGCCGCATGCGAAGCAGCTCGCCAGGTTGTGCGCCGCACTGTTCACGATGCATTTGACCGGGCTGTGACCGATCTCGCTACCGGGTTCATCTATTCACGTCAGCGCCTCGGGCTACCCATCACCCTGGCGCATTTAAAGCTGGCTGACTGGCCAGGAGGGGCAGACAACTGGCTGCAGTTCACCACCCTGGGTGGCAATGAGTTTTATGTTTATCGGGGTGCAGCATGACCACCCCACACCACCCCAGCACCGCCCCCTACTGGCTTGCCACGCTGGCCATTGCCACGGTGTTCGCCTTGGTCCAGCAACTGGACATTACCCCGCCCACTATCTCCGACCTGGAAGCTGCCCAGGCTGTGGCCGAAGAGGCCGAGGCATTGGCTTCGCGGGACTATGCCGCCCGCACTACCTGCGGGCCCGAGGCCTCGTTTCGCTGGGTGAGCGACACAGACCTTCAATGCCTGGACAAGCATGGCCGTAAGACCGGAAAGCCCCAGGCCGTGACAGTAGCGGGGTTGCTGCCATGACCTGCACACACGAATGCGATCAGGGCGACGCATGCACCTGCGCAGACCCGCTCGATGAATGCGGCCTGTGGATACGTATCCCAGACCTTGTGATGCTGTTGATTGTTGCATGCACCGTAGGCGTCATTCTGGGCGTGACGCTGGTGCGGGCTGGGATGGTGGTATGAAACAGCGCCCTATCCTATTCAGTGGGCCGATGGTCCGGGCGCTGCTAGATGGCAGCAAGACGCAGACGCGGCGGGTTTGCAAGCCTGCAATCAAGCATAGTTTGAGTTATGTCATCCCTGTGCAAGACCCCGCGTATCCAGGGCAGCGCCCGCCACACATAACCCCCGGCTGGTTCGGCGATGAGGAAGGTGACATACAGTTTTACAGCCCATACGGCCAGCCCGGCGATCAGCTTTGGGTGCGCGAGACCTGGGCTCGCACTGTCGTCGGCGCCGGGACTGCAATGGTGGTGTATCGCGAGGGAGACAACCGAACTGACTATGGTGGCCCTTGGAAGCCTGGAATCCATATGTTCCAGCGGGACAGCCGTATAACGCTTGAAATCACAGGCGTGCGCGTTGAGCGCTTGCATGACATCACACGCGGCGATGCCATGGCGGAAGGGTGCCCATTCCCAAACATGGCAGATGGCGATGATCCAAGAAAGTGGTACTCCGACCTATGGAATTCCATAAACGGAACCGATTCGTGGGACTTGAATCCATGGGTCTGGGTCATTGAATTCAAGGCGGTCAAGCCATGACCACCCTAGCCCACCATATCCCCGTGGCCACGATCTACCGCCAGCTGCACAACCCCAGTGCTGGTGCTTTCAGATCCTGCGCACTGTGCACGCATGGCGACGATCGCGGGCAGCGCTGCTACGCACCCGCCGCACACAGCGGCTTGTACGGCATGTCTGCAGCCGATGCACGGGGCAGCGCTGGCCCCTGCGGGCCCCACGGTCTATTGCTTGAACTGGAGGCCGCATGAGCTCCTTTCGCTTACACGTCACCGGCACCGTCACCACCGCCGAATGCCGCTTCCAGCGCAACGGCATCCCCCAGGTGATTGCCGAGCTGAAGGACGCAAACGGCCAGACCGTGCGCGCCCACCACAACTACCCGGACGCCAGCGCCACCAGCGCATTTGCTGCCCGCGCCCTGTGCCGCCAGCTCAAAGGCCAACAGGCCCAGCTGGATGCCATCAACCCAAAATTCAAAGCCCGCCGACTTGACTGCGAGGCTTTGCTGATTACCACCACGCAAACCCTTCAACACAGACAGGACTTGTCATGAGCCGCAAAGCCAGCATCACCCTACACATCCAAGACGACTACCTGGCTGGTGTCGTCGTGGCCACTAATATGGCCGCCCCCAGCATTGGCCGCACCGTCACCCCTGCAGAGTCGCTTGGGGTGACATCATGAGCGCCGACACCAAAATAGAGTGGGCAGACCACACCTTTAACCCCTGGATCGGCTGCACTAAGGTGTCACCAGGCTGCGACAACTGCTATGCCGAAGCATGGGACAGGCGTTTTGCGTTGAGTGGGCACGATATGCATTGGGGCGCTGGCAAGGCCCGCAAGCTAACAAAGACTTGGGGTGACCCGGTGAAGTGGAATCGCCAGCATGAGGCGTTTTTTGCGCAGCATGGCCATCGTCAGCGGGTGTTTTGCTCAAGCCTTGCGGACGTGTTCGACAACGAGGTCGATCCAAAGTGGCTCAGTGATCTACTCGATCTGATTCGCCATACGCCGAACTTGGACTGGCTACTGCTTACGAAGCGGATCGGGAACTGGAAAAGCCGGATGCAAGCCGTGCAGGATCATTTAGGTGCAAGGATGGACGCTCTCCCCAAGCCAAGGTCAGTCACTGATGAGGAGTCCGACGCGATGAACTGGGTTGGTGCGTGGATTCTCAACAACAGCGTTGATTCGATTCCAGAGAATGTCTGGCTTGGGGCAACCATCGTCAACCAGGAAGAGGCTGACCGGGACATTCCCAAGCTGCTGGCTGTGCCTGCTGTCAAACGGTTTCTGAGCATGGAGCCGCTGTTGGGGCCGGTAGACATTCGCGATTACATGTGGCCAGTGCACCCGTCGTGGCCAGCGAAGTACCGTTCACCATCCGAGGCGATCGCTGATGGAGCAATGGTTACGTACCACAGGCAAGCGCTGATCTCTAAAGCATGGGCTGATTCCCTTGTGAACTGGGTGATTGTCGGCGGCGAAAGCGGACCAAATGCCCGCCCATTGCACCCCGACTGGGCACGAAGCCTGCGCGATCAGTGCGTAGCGGCTGGCGTGCCGTTTCTGTTCAAACAGTGGGGGGAGTGGAGTCCAGGTAACGTGTTCGAAGCTGTTGGAAGTAAGCACGTGACCTGCATCGACCAGTCTGGGCAAGTGCACCCCTACCCGCCTATCTTCGAACCGATATCTGGTATATGGCGTATGCATCGCATAGGCAAGAAAGCCGCAGGCCGCTTGCTCGATGGCCGCACATGGGATGAGGTGCCAACATGCTGACCAACACACACCAAGCTTCCCCCTGGGACGCGCTGTTGAACCCGATTCGGATGCGGCTGCCTGCGTCTGTGCCGTCTGAGTGGCTCGAGGCGGACAAGCCCAAGGCTGAACTGAGCAAGGCGGGGCAGGTGCGGGCTGCTGTGAACCTGCTGCGCAGGCATGGATACCGGGTGGAGGTGCCAGCGTGAAAGCCCGTATGCATCAATGTGCGGCTACCGGGTGCGCCCGGCTGGATGCCATCAACCCCAAATTCAAAGCCCGCCGACTTGACTGCGAGGCTTTGCTGATTACCACCACGCAAACCCTTCAACACAGACAGGACTTGTCATGAGCCGCAAAGCCAGCATCACCCTA